CAGTATGATGAATCTGTCGATCAAATTATGGGCAGATCGAAAGACGAAAGAGGTGCTGAGAGGGCATCACAGATACGCAAAGCCCAACAGAAAGACCGTGAGAGAATCGCTTCAGAGAATGCAAGGATTCAAAAAGAGATACAGAAACTTACAGAAGAAAAGTTACCTTTATCCTTGGAAGTTAAGAAGGCTGAATCAGACTTGGGACCTATCAAGTACGTTGCCGAGATAGTATACGGTACACAAGATCGTGATTTGATTGACAAAGCAGTTCGATTGGTAATCTTTATCATTATTATTGTGTTCGACCCACTTGCTGTGTTATTATTGATAGCATCAAATCAAACGTATCGTAGACTAAAGAATGAACAGGAAGAAACAACTCCTGTCAAAAAGTTTTTGAAGAAAAAGAAAGTTGACGTAAAACCATCAAACACGTTAGAATCGTTCTTTGATGACAAAGTTACAATACCAAAAGATAAAATCGCAGATATTGGAGAAATAAATGAGCGTAATGGATAAACTAAAGAAAGCATCTACTATCAAAGATAGTTCAATACTTTCTAAATCAAAATTTTTCACTGATAAAGACATGATTCCAACAGAAGTGCCGGCAGTTAATTTGGCACTTTCTGGCTCACTTGATGGTGGTTTGACACCAGGGTTGACGATGTTTGCGGGTCCATCGAAGCACTTTAAAACCGCCTTTGCTTTGTTGATGGCATCAGCGTATCAAAAGAAATATCCTGATGCTGTTGTTTTGTTTTATGATTCAGAATTTGGTACACCGCAAAGTTACTTTGAATCATTCAACATCAATATGGACAATGTGTTACACACGCCAATCACTGATGTTGAACAGTTGAAACATGATATAATGAATCAACTTCAAGCGATTGAGAAAAATGATCGTGTTATTATTATTCTTGATTCAATTGGCAATCTTGCATCAAAGAAAGAAGTTGAAGATTCAATCGAAGGTAAGTCTGTTGCTGATATGAGTCGTGCAAAACAAATCAAGAGTTTGTTCCGCATGGTTACGCCACATCTTACACTCAAAGATATTCCAATGATTGTTGTGAACCACACATACAAAGAAATCGGCATGTTCCCAAAAGACATCGTTGGTGGTGGCACTGGTTCTTATTACTCAGCAGATACAATTTGGATTCTTGGTCGTCAACAAGATAAAGATGGAACAGAACTTATCGGTTACAATTTTATCATCAATGTAGAAAAGTCGAGATATGTCAGAGAAAAATCTAAAATACCGGTTACTGTATCCTTTGATGGTGGCATTAACAAGTGGTCTGGTTTATTGGATATTGCACTCGAAGGCAATTTCGTCACTAAGCCAAGCAATGGTTGGTACGCTAAAGTAGATCAAGAAACTGGTGAAGTCTTAGATAAGAAACGATTCGTTGATACTCAAACAGAAGAGTTCTGGAAAGATATTCTTGCTGATGAAAAATTCAAAGAGTTTGTGAGAAAGAAATATGAAATCACTTATAGCAGCATTATGGGACAAGATACCGTTTTGGAAGAAACAGATGACGCCACAGCATAACGTTGATTATGTTTTGATTGATTCTGATGATGGCAAAAAAACTGGCGTAGGTATCAAAACCGGTAAATTCAAAGGTGTGCTTTATCATTATGGTAAAGCACGAATTACCGAAGAAGAGTATCAAGCCAGAATGACTTTCAGTTATACTATCGTAAGTTCCCCATTTATTCCAATCGATGAACTAATTGAAAATGAAGAGTTTCACACATTCATCGGAGATATTTTAACTGATATTTTGATGAGCCAAGAAAGAGCAAATGAAAAGATTAGAACTTACAATTTTGAAGAATTTGATATTCAATGAAGAGTATGCCCGCAAAATACTTCCTTTCATCAAAACAGAATACTTCACAGACAACGTAGAAAAAATTGTGTTCAATGAGGTCAACGAACACATTCATCAATACAAACATCTTCCTACTTACGAATCACTTGTAATCAATTTCACAGAATCAAAGAAACTTACTGAAGAACAGGTTCAAGATTCTGTTCAAATGATTCGTGAAATCAATGCTGAAAAAGAAGAACCAACTGATGTTGATTGGTTGATTCATCAAACAGAGAAGTTTTGCCAAGATCGTGCTTTGTATAATGCCATCATGCAATCAGTCAAGATTCTTGATGACAAGAACAGCAAAGAAGATAAAGGTTCAATTCCAAAGTTGTTGAGTGATGCATTGGGTGTTTCGTTTGATTCATCTGTAGGTCACGATTACATGGATGATGCTGATTCACGATATGATTTCTATCATCGTCATGAAACGAAGATACCATTTGATCTTGATTTGTTTAACAAGATTACAAAAGGTGGTCTGCCAAAGAAAACTTTGAACATTGCACTTGCTGGCACTGGCGTTGGTAAATCTTTGTTCATGTGTCACGTTGCTGGCTCTTGTTTGGCACAAGGACTAAATGTTTTGTACATCACCATGGAGATGGCCGAAGAACGTATTGCAGAACGTATTGATGCCAATCTATTGAACATTGACATTGCAGACTTGAACTCAATCAGCAAGCAAGACTATGATCGTAAGTTCTCTGCTCTAAAAGTGAATACGCATGGTAAACTTATCATCAAAGAGTATCCGACTGCTGCTGCATCGGCCTTACACTTCAGAGCATTGTTAAATGAATTGCAACTCAAAAAGAGTTTCAAACCTGACATCATCTTCATTGACTATCTTAACATTTGTGCAAGTGCCAGAATCAAGCCTGGTGCTAACGTAAATAGTTATTCTTATATTAAGGCGATTGCCGAAGAATTGAGGGGTCTGGCCGTTGAGTTTGATGTTCCCATAGTATCTGCTACTCAGACGACCAGAAGCGGCTTCACCAGTTCGGATCCAGGCTTGGAAGATACGTCAGAATCGTTCGGTCTGCCAGCCACAGCCGACTTTATGTTTGCTTTGATAAGTACCGAAGAGTTGCAACAATTGAATCAGTTAATGATTAAGCAACTCAAGAATCGATACAATGATCCGACATATTACAAACGATTTGTCATTGGTATTGACAGAGCCAAGATGAAACTATATGATGTTGAACAGGCAGCGCAAGATGACTTGGTAGATTCTGGCCAAGTAGATGATAAACCACTTAATACATTTGGTGATCGTGAGAGAACTTCTGGCAACAAGTTCGGAGGCTTTAAAGTATAAATACTCTAATAACGTCAAAAGGAGTGTTTAATGAGTGCTGCTTCCGATAAATTTGAAAATGATGTGGCCAAGAATATCAATAAAATTCCTGGAATCACAGCAAAAAGGCCAAAAGTAAGCACAGAGTATTCTGATGTACTGATGGAATATAACAAAATGAAAATCTGGATCGAAGTAAAAATGTCTCATACAGACAACTTATCTAATCCACGTGTTTACTATGAAAAGGGTAAGTGGCATACAACATACAAAACTCCTGCGGCAAAATACACCGTAGAAATTCTTAATCGTTCTGCACAGGCAAAAAAGTTCATCAAAGATATTGCTAAGTTTTCTGGCATTCCCGAAAAAATAATCAAGATACCAACTACAAAAAGTGGCCTGAAAGAAGAGGGTGCCGTTCCATTACATGTTATGAAAGCATACTTTGATAAACCTGGAATTAATCGTTACATTGCAAACGAAGAAAATTATAACTTAGGTGATGTCGTTACTGAACACTATACAATTGGAAAAGCAGAACCGGCGTACTATATGCAAGCGGGTGATGATTTTTATATGATATCAAAAAAGAATCCTTTGAAGATAAAAGGTGTTCCTGTCCTATCAGGCAGCGGTGATTTCAAAGTTCGTGTTGCTACACGTTCTGAATTTTATGAAGTTCAAGCAGAAATCAAAATCAAAAAAATGCCGAACAGCAAATTTTCAGTTGCACCAGGAACAAAAAAATCTAATCCATTTCTAACTATGTCAGCATGAAATTTACAGAGTTTATAAAAGAAAGTAAAGAAGGCAAGAACGTGCATTTGGAGCATTTAGAAGATAATGTATTGAACGGTGGTGTTTCTGGCGCACGTGAAGCAATAGAGTTTCTGCGTTCTTTACGTAACATGCTTGCCGGTCACACCGGTAGCAAAATCAATGTAACAACAAAGTGGGATGGCGCACCTGCTATCTTTGCTGGTACAAACCCAGAGAACGGTGAATTTTTTGTTGGTACAAAATCAGTGTTTGCAAAAAATGCAAAATTGAATTATACTGATAAAGACATTGATGAGAATCATCCTGGCGAAGGACTCAATCAAAAACTTAAACTTGCACTTGCATACCTGCCTAAGTTGGGCATCAAAGGTGTGTTGCAAGGTGATATGATGTTCTCTAAAGGTGACATCTCAAAAGAAACGATTGGCGGTGAAGAGTATATTATATTTCAACCAAATACAATTGTGTATGCTGTGCCAACAAAATCAAAACTGGCACAGACAATGCTTGCCGCACAGATTGGTGTAGTGTTTCATACATCATATTCTGGTAAATCATTAGAGACAATGAAAGCATCATTCAACATTGATATTGGTCATTTGAAAACAACAAAAGATGTTTGGTTCCGTGATGCTTCATTCACTGACGCATCTGGTACAGCAACATTCACCGAAGAAGAAACTGCTGCTATCACATCAATTCTTTCGAATGCTGGTCGTTTGTTCAATACAATACCAGCACTGACATTGAATCGTATTGCTGCATCGGATGTTTTTCTAACGCAAATCAAAACATTCAATAACACAAAAGTTCGTGAGGGTAAAAAGATTGCTGATACAAGAATTCATACACAAGAATTGATTAATTATGTAGAAGCAAAACTGAACAAAGAAATTTTGGCAGCAAAGAAAGACGATACAAAACAAAAACGCATCAAAGAAAAAAATGAAGTCATGCGTTTCTACCGTTCAAATGCAATTCAATTGAAATTAATATTTGATCTAATGAATCTAATTGTTGATGCCAAACTGATGATCATTCGTAAGTTAGAAACGATCAAGAGCATTGGTACATTTGTTCGAACAGACGATGGCTTCCGTATTACTGCACCAGAAGGATTCGTGGCAGTTGATCACTTAGGCAAAGCACTAAAGTTGGTAGATAGACTTGAGTTCAGCAGACAAAACTTTAACGCACAAAAGGCATGGGACAAATAATGGAATACGATATCAGTAAAATTATGGCGGAATACGGTGATAGTGATTTTGGATTTTCTACCGTAGATGAAGTTGAGTATCAAGCAGTCATTGCAGAGAAAGATGAAACTGTTGAAGAGTATAAAGCAAGACTGCAACAAGTTGAAAAGATTATCATGCCATTTTTGACTAATCTATATAAAACTGCAAGTCAACCATACATTCATTGGCCAAATCGTGGACCTGCCATTGAGAAACAAATGCAAAAGATTCTGACATTGACAAGAGGTTAAATGATTACCATATCTGATTCAGCAGCAAAGAAAATCAAATCGATTATTGATGAAGAAGATTCATCACTGAAACTGCGTGTGTTCGTTCAAGGTGGTGGTTGTTCTGGCTTTCAATATGGCTTTACACTTGAAGAACTGCCACCAGCAGACGATGATTTTACATTTGAAAAAGATGGTATTGGTGTTGTAGTAGACAACATCAGTATGCAATACATGAATGAAGCAGAAGTTGATTATAAAGAAGATTTGATGGGCGCATCATTTACAATCAAGAATCCTAACGTAACTGCAACTTGTGGTTGTGGTTCATCATTCACGATATGAAAACATTTAAAGACTTCTTAAAGGTTGACAAAACTCAACCACAAGAGTTTGTTTCACAAGCAGGTGCGGGTGAATGGGGTCGACCAGAAACTACTGCTAAATATGTTGACGATACACCAGGTCAGAGCAAAC